CTGGACGGCCGGAGCCGTGACCACGCCTGCGCCGGTGATGGTCGCAGCGCCCGAGGCGGTGCCGCCCGAGTTGGCGCTGGCGCTGCCTGTGCCGGTGACTGACGCGCCGGCCTGCTCGGTGACGAGGGCCGCCGGCGTTCCGGTGCCGGATACGGTCGCCGAGCCTGGCAGGGTCACCAGCGCGGTGACGGATCCTGAACCCGTGACGGTCGCCGTGGCGATGATGGTGATCGGGGCCGAGATGGAGCCTGCGCCGGTGACGGTCTGGCCGGCGATCTGGGTCGCGAGCGCCGTGACCGCACCAACGCCGGTGACCGACGCAGTGCCATTGCTGGTGGAGCTACTGGTTGCCTGCCGCTTGATGATCGGCCTGGCGGGAAGGGTGCGACCGAGCCGGGCCATCGGCTACCGCCTCTCGCTTGAAGGGGCGGGGCCTACTCCTCCCACTCCACGTAACACACTGCGTTCACCGCGGCGGCGAAAGTGACTCGAACCCGGAGGAACTTCTAGGCTGCGACTTCCTTCTCACGGCCGAGCGGGTACTGGATCACGTACTGCCCGGTCGGCGCGATCAGCTGGTAGTCCAGCAACCGCGACGCCGTTGTGGTGCCCTCGGCGCTGGCGGTGTAGCCCGTCGCCGAGGTGCCGAGGGTGACAAGCGACGCGACGTCGTTCGGCGAGTTGACCTTGATGATTCCGGCCGCCACGTGCGCCGTGACCGTCGCGGCGACATCCGTCTCGATCAGCTCGATCTTTCCGGGCGTGGCCGCGGCCGAGCCGTCGAAACTGATCCCCCACTCGACGACCCGCAGCTGCTCTGTTGACGGCGTCGCGATCTGCAGCATGGTCTTGATCGCCGTGCCGGTGGTTACCGGCGCCAGTGCCGCCGTGGTCGGCGATGCGCCGTTGTACGCCCGGTACGTCTTGGCCGACATGGCGACTCCTCAGAATGTGGCGGCGCGTTTGACGGCCTGGCGGAGAGTGAGCGGCTGACGAGCCACGAACGACGAAGTCAGGCTGTACGACCATCCGGGCGGCTCGTCGACATCGACCGTGGTCCCGCTGATCGCCGACTGGTTACCGCCGCCGCCGGTGTCGTCCGAGACGGACGTGCCGGTGCTGGCCTGGTTGAACCGGACCATCCACTTCGCGGCCGCCGCGCCACCGCCGGACAGCAGGTCGGCCGCCGACAGCGTGCAAGCCCCCTCGACCTGCAAGTCCGTCAGTACCGAGTCCCACGCCGCGATCGCGGCGATCGAGCCCTGCCAGGCATTGGCTGCCCCGCCGCCACCGAAGTTGCCGACCAGGACGTTGGTGATGGTGCCGGTGTTGTCGGCGACGGTGCCGCCGGTCGCGTTCGTGTGGTCCCAGGATCCGGCCGAGGTCACATCGCGCAGGTGCCATCGCGGAATGGTGCTGCCGGAAGTCTTCGTGCAGACCACCCACGCCCAATGGCTGGTGGTGATGATCTGCGCCCGGCCGGAGGTGAAGTCGTTCCACGCGAACCAGGCGGACGCGTCCAGGCCGAACGCCCAGTTCGCCGACGTTCCGTTGTTGCCGGAGGCGATCCAGCCGAACCCAGAAGGCGCCTTCACCAGGGACGCGAAAGTGATCGGTCCTTGATCCGGCGGTGCATTGCCCGGGCTGAAGGTGATGGTGTCGTTGGTCGACGGGCCACCGAACGCGCGGCTCATCCCGTGTAATTCGCGCCGGTGATCTGCTGGCCGTTGAAGAAGAAGTTGTTCACGGCGAGCACGGTCTTCTGCGTGTGCGCCACACCCCACAAGCCGTTGGCTGAGCCCAGATCGTTGACGGCCGCGCGCAGCAGCGTCACCTCTGCTGACGTGTAGCCAAGGTTCGTCAGAAACGTGTCATTCGGGATGATGTTGGTGTTGGCGAGGAAGAGGGACATCTTGTTTGCCTCGTTCAGCGCCGCCCAGACCTGCTCCACAACCGCAGCAGCCCGACCATCGATGTCCTGCTTGGTCAAACCCCGTCCGACGGACATGACGGTTCCCCGATCAGTTGGTCAGAGCCGACATGGTCGGCACGGAATTCCAATGCCAGTCCGGCTCCGGGAACGAACCCTGAGGCTTTCCGGCGGTGTTGTAGGCCCTGCGTACGGCGTCGAGGATCTCGCGCCGGCGGCCTTGCGGCCCGCGGTCGTAGACGTCGGTGGAGTCGTCGACGGTCTGCGACCACTTCGCCGTCGGGTTCTCCATGACGATCGCGGCAAGTTCGATCGCCCACGCCCAAAGTCGATCCGGGATGACGGCCGGCCAGGCGTCTAGCCCGGCCGCGTCCTGCAGCCAGCCGTTCACGTACCGCCGGACCCGCGTGGCGGTCTCGGTGTCGACCCCGGGGGTCTGCAGCCAGGACGGCAGATCCCCGAGGTCGAACAGGTCGGCCATTGATCAGGCCTTGGTGCCGGAGGGGCCGGGCTTCGGCGCGTTGCGCTTAGCCTCGTCCGCCGCCTGCCGGTTGCGGGCGAGGCGTGACTCCGTGTCCAGCGCGCTGGCCTGCGGCCCCTCGGTCACCGGGACGTTCGGGGGTTCGCCCGGCTTCGGTGTGCCCGCCGGCGCCGCGAACTCGGCGTCCGGGTGGCCCTTCGGCGCGAGGAGGCGGGTCTCGACGTGATGCCGGAGGTTGTCCTCGTCGACGTCCTCCGCCTTCACGACGGCTCCCTCGTTGAAGCCGCGCACGACGGCTCCGCCGTTGCCGTCGTTCATCTTCAGCGTCACGTACGGGGCGACGACGACGTACTCGTCCTTGCCCATGCGGCGTTCGGTCTCCTTGTCGCGCTCGTCGAGCGCCTTGAGCGATTCGGCCTCTTCGCGGGCCTGCCGCTCGCTCAGCGTCTCAGCCATGTCCGTACCTCCTCAGACGCCGATGTTGGTCAGCTTGACGGCCGCGCCGGGCTCCTGGATGACCGGGACCGTCTTGCGGCGGCCCTGCAGGTCCCAGGCGTCCTGCTCGTCCTTGCGGATGGCCTTGATCTGCACGGCCAGGTCGGACACCGAGTAGCCCGGCGCGCCGTCGACCTCGTCGGCCATGCCGCCCAACTGCGTCGAGTCGAGCATGTACGCCGTGGTGGCCGGCAGGTTCGGCGAGATGATCAGGTTCAGGTTGCCGAGCTTCTGCAGCTGCCCCGAGTAGATCGGGTTGTCGGTGGTCTCCCGGCGCAGCAGGTTGGAGATGCCGGTGTCGGTCAGCATGTAGGCGTACTGCACGTCGTTCACGACCAGCGTGTCGACGTTGTAGCCGAGGTTCAGCGCCATGACGATCGCGCGGGCGCGGAAGATGTCCCGCAGGATCGTCGGGGTGGCGCCGGTCCACACGCCGCCGCCGGTCGCGGTGACGTTGAACGTCTGCGTCACGGCAGAGGCGATCGCCGACATGGTGATCGAGTCGACCTGGGAGATGATCGAGTTGACGACCTTCTTCATCGACCGGTCGACCGCCGCGCCGCCGTAGGCGTTGCGAGCGATCTCCTCGTCGGTCAGCAGGACCTTCTGGCCCCACTTCTGGATCGCCGCGACTGCGGCCGTCCCGGTCGGCAGGCTGGCGTACGGGTACTCCGAGCCCGCGCCGACCGACTCCGCGGTGCGGTTGGACACGAACGGCTCGGACTGCTCGTAGAGGACGGCACCGCCCTGCGAGCGGAACCGCTGGGTGAGCATCTGGTCCGAGACGAACCGCAGGTCGTTGTAGTCCCGCAGGCGACGGTTGATGGCCTGCGGGGACTGCAGGAAGCGGCTGATCGACAGGGTGTCGCCCGAAAGGGTGGGCGCTCCCGCCGGGTAGGAACCGGGCATGGCCTATCTCCTTTCGGGGGTTAGTGACGGCCCTGGAAGCGGACCTTGTTGGTCGACGTCGCCGTGGTGGTGGCGGTGCCGATGAGCGTGCCGGCGGCCGAGCCCGCGGCGATCGACGTGGTCACCGGGTCGACCTGGCCGCTCGCGGCGGCCTGAACGCCGCCGCCGGCGGTGATGCCGTTGGCGCAGACGATCTCGTGGACCAGGCCGTCGAGCGGCCACACCGACACGACCACGCCGGACGCGGCGTCCTGGGCGAACACGCCGCAGACAACCGTCGAGGCCGCGCCGGCCGTGGCGACCGTGCCGGCGCCGGACACGGCGGCGAGAGTGCCGCCGGTGACCGAGGCGGAGGTGGTCGACGTGAACGGGGTCTGCCCGGCGGTGTACACCGGGGTGTAGTCAGCCACGACGGCCTCCGTTGTTGCTGGGCGGGAAGAGCCCGGCGAACTCGCGCTCGAACTCCTTGTCCTCGAGGTCGGCGTAGCCGGACGCGGCGACGGCGAGCGCCGAGTTCGGGGTCAGGCCCTCGATGAGCTGCCGGGTCCCGTCCGGGTCGGCGTCCCACAGGCGCGCGAATTGTGCCTTCTGCGACGGGAAGAACTTCCCCTGTTCGACGGCCGAGGCGAGGATCTGGTCCCGCTCGCCGCGCTTGGTCTCGTCGACGAACGCGGCGAGGCGCTTGATGGTGTTCTGGGTCTCCTCCCACACGGAGGAGGCCAGAACGACCGTCTCGGGCGTGCCGACGGGTGGGGCGGGGGTCGCCACCGGCTCGGCGGGAGCCGACGCGGCGACGGGCTCGGGAGCCGGGACCGGCTCGGGCTGGGGTGCGACGAAGCCGGCCGACGCGAGAGCCGCCGTCACCTCGTCGTCCGAGGCGCCGTCCGGGAGCCCGGCCAGAACCTCTCGATACTTGGCCAGGGAGGTCATCCCGGCTCCTTCCGTTATTGGCTTCGGTTCAGCCCCTCGCGGGGACGCTTCGGGGATCGAGGCGGCGATCCACTCGCCGCCGGAAGCCGCTGCGGCCGCGGCGACGAGCTGCCGGAGGTCCGACAGCGACTTGAGCACCGGCATGCCGGGCGGGGTGGCGCCGAGCAGCGCCAGCCGGGTCAACACCAGCCCGTACTCGCGGCCGCCGTAGGTGACGCCAGTGACTCCCTCGATCGAGCGGTGCGGCCATTTGGCGGGGGCGGCGGCGGCGACCCAGTCGTCGAGCTCCACCAGATCGCCGAGCAGCACAGGCCCCTGGGCGTCCTCGGCGTAACGGATGTTGGAAAGCCATCCCCACGCCGGATCGCCGTCGAATCGGGAGTCCATGTGGCCGAAGCCCAGCGGGACGCGCTGGCCGCCGGTGGAGGCGTGGAACTCGGCGGCGTCGCGCAGCATGGCCGCGGTGAACTCCCGCGGCCCCGAGGACAGCTGCCAGGTGCCTGGACGGGCCAGCTCGACGCCGATCAGATCAGGCATGGCAGCGCCTCACTTCCCGTGCTCGTTGCGCTGGTCGCCGGGCCAGTAGCCGTAGCGCTCGTGGAACCACTCGGCCGCCGTCCGCTTCGCCATCTCCGGGCTTAGGTACTTCACGAGGTGGTGGTAAAGCTCCGTCCACGTCGCCCACTTCGCTGCGCCCTCGCCGTGCAGCCAGTAGTGCTTGAGCTGCTCGCCACCCGGGTGCGTGTCGACACCGGCGGCGGCCTGGACCGTCGAATCCATGCCCGGCAGCGTCGGCTGGACCGGCGCGGCGGGCGCCGGCGGCGGCGCGGTGGTGGCCGGGTCGGGTGCCGGCATGCCGTACTGCTGCCGGATCGTCTGCTTCAGCACGTCGTCGGGCTCGATCAGGCCGGCGTCGGAGAGCGACTTCAGCGCCGCGGCGGTGGCCGCCTGGCGGGAGCCGATCTCGTCGAACACGACCCGAGGGGCTGGCTCGGCCGGCCCGAAGTTGATGTCGACCAGGTCTTCGACGATGTGCTGGGTGGCGACGTCGGCGATCTGCTGGGCGAGGGTCTGCAGCGACAGGGTGAAGAAGTCCGCGAACGTGGTGCCGAGCGCCCAGGAGCCGGTCTGGGTGCCGAGGTTCAGGAAGTGCGCCAGCACCGCCCGGGCAATCTGCTCGTCGTGGTAGCGGATCGGCGTGTCCGCGTCCGGGAGTGTGCCCTCGACGCCGCGCAGCACCATGTCTGCCCCGTACGGGATGGCTGAGCCAGCGGATTCGCCCGCCCGCCACGCCTTGGCCATCGACATGCCCGCGGACAGGTCAGTCTCAAGCTCGGCGGCCTTGTACAGCGGGACGCCCATGCCGTTGCGCTCGACGGTCTGCGCCTGCACCCGCAACAGCCGGTCTTTGATCAGCCAGTGCTTGTACGCGGGACGCAGCAGCGACATGCCCAGCCAGTTGCCGCCCTCCTTGTCGAGGACGTACGCGACTAGCCGGCTCACCGGAATGGGCTGCGGCGTGCGGCCGCCGACCGGTGCGCACTGCGTGATCGAGATCAGGCCGCCGTCAGGGGCCACGTCGATCCGGTCGATGCTGCGCGGCATCCGTGGCCCCAGCTTGCGTAGATGCGCGCGGCCGCCGCCCGGATCGACCCGGTACACCTGCTCGAAGTACATGTGCCCGAACGGGAGCATCAGCAGCGCCTGCGACAGGTGCTCCGACCAGGAGAACTTGTCACGCGAACGCGGCGCCGGCTTCGGCTCCTTGCCGACGACGGGCAGGCCCAACTCGTCGGCGATGAACTGCGTGACCCGCGCCTTCGCGCCGGCTGGGTCGACGCGCCACGGGGTGCGGCGCACCGGCAGGCTAACCGCGCGGAGCACGGACGCGACCTGGGCATCCTGGCGGCGCATCTGGTCGTAGACGTATACCGACTGCGGCCACTGGAGCTCAGGTGTGGTCTCCGCGATGTCGTAGACCCACCAGTTCGCCGACGCGGCGTTCGCGTAGCCGATCTCGTTGACGGGGGCGGTG